GAGTTTACTTATTAACACAGTTCACGATTCTATTGTGGCTGATGTTTATCCTGGAGAAGAAGCTGTAATGAGTAAGATATTTGACGAGGGTACAGCATCTGTAATACCTGCATTGAAAGAGTATTATGGAATAAACTTTAACGTTCCACTTGACACAGAGATCAAAATGGGATATGATTGGTTAAATATGAAGGAGGTAAACCATGACACAAATTAAGTTTGTAAAAGAAATCCCTATTATTAATGGGACTTATAAAAAAGACACACCCGATGAGGAGATTGGTTATCAAAAATGGCGTGTAAAAAAAACACACGAAGTAATTATGGAGTATGAAATAGTTGCTAAAACAAGAGAAGAAGCTGATGATCTTCTTGAAAGAAAAGAGTGTGTGAGAGTTGAGTATATTGATGATTATGGTAATACTTTTAGAGAAACTATTAAAGGTAAAAATATCAGTGATTTTCAAGGCGATGAACCTGTTGAATGGAAAAAAGTAGAAGAATGTTTACCCCGTGATGATACAGACATTGACACAGGTAAAAGATTCTTAAATTATGAAGATCCCGATTGGTCTAAAGATGATCTTGAATGGGTTAAAAATGAAGATGGTACAAACATAACTAAAGAGGAGGCACATGGACACACCCCTGTTAGATAAAGAGTTGTGGGAAGAATATGGTAATGATGAGCAAGAAGAAGCTTATGATATGTTGCAAGATTTAAAAGCACAACATGATGGAGACCCAACAATGTTATATATAAATGAAGAAGAAGAACTGCAAAGTTATTTAATGTGGTTTGCTCGTATGGAAGATTTAAGATACGAGATTACTGATGGAGTTACTAAGGTATGTTAGCAAGTATTATTAGTGTTGCATTTAATGTAGCTATATCATGTGTATTAATATATTTATTATATAACTTACTTGTAATTTAACACTTGACAAACACTGTAAAATGTGGTATAAGGAATCAATCAACTAAGGAGGACTATGGAAAATAACATAGCAAATATAAGTGAGATGTCCAACGAGCAGATAATGAAAGCTATTGGGCAAGACGATGGTTCAAGTAAAGGAATAAATATTCCTAGACTTGGAATCAACAGGTCACCAGAAGATGACGATGGCAATCAATTACCAGTAGGTAATTTATTTACATTTGATTCCTCTGTAGGTCAGAATGTATATGGGAAACCAATTACATTTAGACCGTTCATAAGTGCAATGCAATATATGCACTATGATCCAGACAAAAGTGAGTATGTAAACAGATCTATCATCATTAAGAACTGGAAGGAAGAAGCTGTAGACATACTTGGGGGTGTAAAATGTGGTAAGGTTCCATTTAAAGATAGGGAATCCTTAACACCAGAGCAGTTAGCAGAACAAAGAACTATAAGATGTTATAGATTACTCTATGGTTTGCTATCATTTAAAGGAGTAAAAGCTAATGGTGAAGAGCATACCATTACTAATTTACCTACTTTGTGGAGAGTTACAGGTACAGCATTCTCACCAGTTGGTACTGCTTTAGATCAAATAACTAAACGTAAAAAACTAATGTTCACTACGACACTATCAGTAGATACTAAGCGACAGAAAAAAGGTGGTAATGTTTATTACACACCAGAGATTGCTGTTAATGCTGAGGCTGGTTTGGAAATGTCTAAAGAAGATATGGAAACGTTAGGAGTATTTCAAGAAGTTATTAATAAAGAGAATACAGAAGTAGTAGATCTTTATAAAGCTGCTAAGAAATCCACCTATGAAGTATCCGATACAGATATGAAAAAAGTAGTAGATCAAGTTGAAGATCCTATTGATGTGTTAGCTAAATAATGAGCGACATTCTTCATAAGGTTCAGAACTATCTGGATAAAGCGAGTAAAGATCCTGTAGAAGTATCTGATAAATTACTTGAAGAGTTTGGTGAGGCATGTAAAAATGCCTTACGCAAACAGTTTTCAGAGAAACGTAGAGGAACATTTAGACCAAGAATGTCAAGTATAGGTAGACCACTTTGTCAATTACAGATGGAAGCAAAGAATGTAAAGGGTGAAGGTCAACCATACAATGTTAAAATGAGAAATACTTTTGGAGATCTTATTGAGGCATTGTCTATATTTGTAATGAAATCAGCAGGAGTAGAAATAAAAGATGAACAAAAAAAAGTTAAACTTAAATTTACAGACTCAGAAATTGAAGGCAGGATTGATGTTAAGATTAATGAGAAAGTGTGGGATATTAAAAGTGCATCACCATATTCATTTACTAAGAAGTTCGAGAGTGGCTTTGAAGAAGTTGCAAAGGATGATGCGTTTGGATATATACCTCAAGGATATCTCTATGGTGAGAGTGAGAAGATGCCTTTTGGTGGGTGGATTGTAGTTAATAAATCTACAGGTGAGTGGACAGTATGTGAAACTCCTATAGATGATGATGAATATAGAGTTAAAGCATTAGCTAGTGCAGAGAAAAACATAGCAGCTATTAAAAACAAAGAACCTTTTAAGAGATGCTTTGATGACATAGAGGAAACATTTAGAACTAAGAAGACAGGTAATAAAATTTTGGGCATGTCTTGTACATTTTGTCCATACAAACTTCCTTGTTGGGGAAGTAAGTTGCAATTGTTACCACAACAACAATCGCAAGCAAAAAACCCTAAGTGGGTTTGGTATACTGAGGTAAAGAGCCCTAAGAAAGAGGAGACTTTTGCTTAGAGAATTTTACTTCAACTGTGTGGGGAGTAGTATTGAGGGGTCTATTTCCCACCTTTATCATATGTTATGATATATTTTGTAGTATTTAAAAAAAAAGAAGACAAAGAATTTAGAATGTTTACTAATATGATTTTTGATACAGAAAAAGATGCAGAAGAATTTGGAAGAAAGAGTATGAAGAGAGGCTTAGAATTTAAAGCAGTAGAATACAGTAGTGAAAACTATAGAAAGTATTGGTATAAATAATTATGGTAAAGAAAAAAGAAGTTGATATAGCAAATTCAATAAAAGTTTTAATCACACCTTGGGATAAAGGTTTTACTTGTGGCATAGTAATGGATAGTAAAGCAGCAATGACTACAGAACAATATGAATTATGTTCTACTATTGCAAGAGGTATGATTAGAATGGCAACATCAGATCCCCAGACGACATTTATGCATGGACTCCGTGGGTTTGCAGATGATAAGAAAAATAATAAATCTAGTTTAGCAATCAATTCTATAGCAGAATTTGATACTGAGGATAATGTTATTGATTTTATTGAATACTTAAAAAACAAACGTGATAAGGAGTTAAACTAATATGACAACACATCTAGTTATAGGAGACCCTCATTGTACTCCAAAGGCAAGCAATGACAGATTTTTATGGGCAGGTAAATTTGCACATGATCTGAAGCCAGATACCATAATATGCATGGGAGATTTTGCAAGTATGGAATCACTATCAAGCTACGATAAAGGTAAGAAATCTTTTGAAGGTAGAAGATATAAGAAAGATATAGAACATGCCCATGATGCATTAGAACTATTTAACAAAGGTCTTAATGGAAGACGACCAAGAAAAATCATGCTACTTGGTAATCACGAAGATAGGATAGATAGAACAGTAGATGATATACCAGAACTTGAAGGCACAATTAGTACAGACGATTTTAAATTTGAGAAGTATGGATGGGAAGTTTATCCCTACCAAGAACCAGTGGTGGTCGATGGTGTATGGTACTGTCATAACTACCCTACTGGTGTTATGGGTAAGCCTATTAGTGGTGACAATATTGGTCGTGCCTTATTACTAAAGAATAAAGTATCCTCTACTGTTGGTCACATACATACATTTGATTATGCCATGTGTGCATTACCTTCTGGTAAAAAACTTATGGGATTATCTGCAGGTTGTTACTTGCATCATAAGGAAAACTATGCTAAGAATACACAACAAATGTGGTGGAGTGGATTAATAGTTAAACGTAATGTAGATAAAGGTGAGTACGATCTTGAGATGTTAGAGTATAATACTATTAGGAGGAAGTATGGTAAAAAGTAAAAGAGTATATGAAAAAATAATAGATCATGGTCATGACATATCATATGAGAATGAAAGAACACATGACAGTGTTAATTCACCTGCTCATTACAAGTATGGTAAGAAAGAAACTATTGATGTTATAAGAGACTGTACTACTGGTGATGAGTATCATGGGTACTTAAAGGGGAATGTTTTGAAATATGTTTCAAGATATAAATTTAAAGGAGAACCATTGGAAGATCTAGAAAAAGCCCAATGGTATTTAAATAGATTAATAAAGGAGGTCAAAGATGGGAGCAGTTAAGCAAGCACTACTAGAAGTAGAAGATTTTGTGTCTGGATGTTTAGGAGAAGGTCGGACATTAAATCAAACAATAAGAGATGCAAAGGAAGAACATGATAAACCTACAAGTAGTAATCCTTACTTACTTGATGCAAATTTTATTGAGGATAAATACTACCAATTTAGGGGGCAAAGATGAGTAAATATAAAGGACAGATTACATGGGGTATGAGAGAGATGTTCTTGGATGCTTTACAAGATAGATATAAAGCACAGATATCAGATGCTAAAGCTAAAGCTATTGTGTATTTAGATAACCCTGTGGCAATTGGAGAACACCCTCAATTTACAGAGGAATTAGATAAACTTATTAGTGTTATATCTAATGCCGAAGAAAACATAAAAACACTAGAAACGTACTTCGGAGGTACAGATGACTAAAGAAAAAGAGAAAGGACAAGAACAAGTAGGATCAAGAACATTTTTAATTAACTCTATACAGCTGCAGGATTTAATGAGGTATCTAATGACTAGACCTTATGCTGAAGTTGTAAGGCTTATGAATATGGTGAGTACATTAAATCAGTTGGATCCTAGCATTGGTGAATCTTTTGTTAAAAAACAAACAGGTGAAACCAATGGAAAAAAATAATCCAATTCATCAAACAGGTCTGTTGTTTGAACTAAAGATTGGTTTAAATAAAGACAATGCTATAGTGATTGACTACGGGGGAAAGCCTGTAGGTAAAATAAGAGAAGCACTTAAAGATTATAAGTACCAAGCTAATCTTTGTGCAGCAATTATTAATCATGCCAACTCTACTGGGAAAAAACTAGAGGATGACATTAAGCAGATGATACAGAAGATTTAAAGTTTTGGTATAAGTGTCGCCAAAAAAAAGGCTCCCTTAAAGGAGCCCTGTTGTTGCCTAACTGGGGGAGTTAACGCTCCCCTTTTTTTTATTTTATATTAACAATTCCACGCCCTTAAAGCTTTATTAATTCTACTCTGTGGATCATTAGCAGTTTTCTTTGAAGTAAGTTTCTTCTTCATACCTGTCATACGTGCACAAAAAGATTTCTTTCTTGAGCCACCCTCTGGTTGGGGTCGTTGTAGATTACCACCAGTTTCCTTATTATAACTATCTCTGCCTTTCTTGTTAAGTCCACCACTAGGATTCTTACCTTCTTTTCTAGTCCAAGCTTTTGTTTTAAGTGCACCTGCCATTATACTTTTACTCTAGCTTTATTTTTTTTAGGAAATCCTGCTTGCATATTTTTATATGCACCAGAAGTAATAGTAGTATTTTTTTTATTTCTGCTGATACCTTGTTTTTTTCTTGCGTTTATGTTTGCGTATAGTCCTGATTTATTTGCCATTTAAATACTCCATTGTGTATATTCTTTACCATTATAAAGTAATGCTTCTTTTCTATTTTCTTCTTTACTATATGAGCAATGTACCCATCCACTTGAGGGATCATCTTGATTATAAAATTCTAATATTAATTGATCAAAGATTAAATTGTTTTTAATATATTTTGCTAATGATTTGTTATCCAAACCAAACATTTCAAAGTCAGCTGCTTCACCCTTTGCATGCTGACTAGTAGACTTGCTACCAATAGCTTCACATAGTTCTTCTGAACGATATCCTGAGGTAATAACTATGGGCTTACCAAAGTTCCTACGTGTAGGCTCTAGTATATGTGTACATAATTCTGTTAAATTTTCTATATGCTCAAGAGTAGGTTTATTACTTATACCTTTTCTTTCAGCAGTTTGTGATTTTGTTAGTTCTGATAAACTAAAGTGTCCACTAAGTTGCATTAGTTTGCCAATGGGTTAGATGCTTTAACTTTTATTTCTTCTATCTGTACTTTTAATAATTTTATTTCAGCCTCATTAACTAACATTTTAGTATGACCATGTTCATTATCGTGTTCATGTGATGTGTCAGCACTTTCTAATGCTTTTACTTTCTCTTGAAGCACAGCAACCATTTCAACAGATACCTTATCTACTTTCATAGATGCCTTTTGTAAAAGATTTAACTTAGTAGTAATCTCACCATACTTAACAAATCCCCCACCAATGGCAACAATTGCTGCAATCAATGCGGCTATTCCTGCTAG